AAATAATGCAGGACGAAAAAGAGATCCGCTGCAAAGACTGGTGGGTTGACCATGGCATCCCTCGCAAACTGATCAAAAGCTGTGTGATGCCGTTGATCTATGGGCAGTCATCACAAACCAGACACGATCTGATCTCTGTTCACTGTCGGGACATTATTGGCCACTTCCTGACCGAGGACGGGTTACGGGTCGTTGATCTGGCCAATTATCTGAACAGGAGAATTCAACTGGCAATCAAATCAGAACTTCCTGGTGTACTTGATTTATACAAATGGCTGCGCAAAGCAGCAAAGGTATGTGTTGATCATGGCCTGCCGCCGTCGTGGCTTACGCCCAATGGCTGGACAGTGATGAGCTATGGGATGGAAGTCAATAATCATGAGATGTTTTTGGAGCTGTCAGGGCGTCGGTTGCGGGTGAATTGTGGGGTAGATGATGGGCCGATCAGCCATCAAAAATGCTACAACCGCGTCGTCGCTGATTTTGTCCACAGTCAGGACGCTGCGTTTCTGGAGCGATTCATCTGGCATTGGAAAAGCTTTGACTATCCGATCGTTGCGGTGCATGACTGCTTGGGCACCAGCTTGGACAAGGTGAACCTGTTGAATAAAGAATTATGTGATCAATTCAGCAGGTTCTACTCTGTGGATTATCTGGCGATGGTAAAGCAGCAGGTCGAGAAGCGGACAAATACCAAGCTACCAGCTATCCCTTATAGGAACACGCTTAACACTCAAAAGATAGGCCAAAACCCCTTTTTATTTTGCTGAATAGTTGACAGCGTTAAGCACTGCTATTAGTGTTGATGTGCTGGCACGTCAAGCCTGTACGGGTAGTCGGTAAGCCCAGCACCCCTATCACCAGATCCATGGCGAATTACACCACTTCCACCGGGAAGATTGCGTTCTGCAGTCTTAACGAACCCCGTGAAAATCTCGGCAAACAACTTGAATGGAACGTCGCCATTCAATTGTCTGAAGAAGAATCAGTACCGTTGCTAGAAGCATTGAACAAGGAGCTTGAGATGAAACAAAAGGCAGGTAAATTCCCTGCTGAATTGCCTAAAAACATGCACTGGCCATATAAGCCCGCTCAGCAAAAAGATGAGGCCGGTGTCTATCAAGACCTGCCAGGATTTTACCTATGGATATTTAAGCGCAAGGCCACAAAAACTTTCAAAGGTGAAGTCAGCCGCAATGCCCCGCCGCAAATTTTTGATGCAAGCGGAACACACCTTACAAACCCACCACAGATTGGTGGTGGTTCGCTGGTGAGAGCGATCTTTGAACCATTTGCTTATTCCAAAGCTTCATACGGTGTGCAATGCCAGCTCAGGGGTGTGCAGATCGTCAGTCTTGTTGATGCCAATGAGATCAAGCTTGATCCTGTTGAAGGTGGTTGGATTGCACCAGACAATGCACTGGGCCAGCTGCAAAATGCACCGTCTGACAATCCATTGTCGGATGTCTTTGGTGGTGAACTGATACCTGACTGATGTATTCCTCCTACAACGCTGCAAGAAAAAAGCGTAAACGGGGGGAGTTCAAAGGCAAGCTCGAAGAACAAATCAACCAGTCCCTACTGGATCAAGGGCTGGAGATTTCCTACGAGAAAGAACGTTTTGATTTTTATCTCAAAAAGTTCTACACGCCTGACTTTCTTGTGAAAGGTCAAGCCTTTGATTTCTGGATTGAAGTCAAGGGCTATTGGCCCAGCAGTAAACGGTCTCAGTTCTTAGCTGTGCTGCGTAATCATCCAATGCTCAACATCTTTGTTGCGCTCCAATCACCGCACCAACGCCTGAGCAAACAATCGCGTACCACCTATTGCCAATGGTGCGAACGCTTTGGCGTGGCTTGGTGCCCCACACCAATACCAGAGGACTTTTTGAATCAATGGGTAACTGGCAGAAAGGTGAGCTTCCGTGCCCCGGAGGCTACGTCAAAGGCGAAGGTGAAGTCGAAAGCTGCGGATCCAGTGACGCAGCCCGAGTGTCAGCTGACGATGGATCAATCCATTGCTTCAGCTGCGGGAGGCATTTCATGAATCCCGAACGCTGGCCACAGCGAGAAGATGCGCTCGCTCTTGCAGAGAAAGGCTTGGCCAGGAGCAAAGCTTGGGCGGACATGCAAGCCAGCAGGCTCGACACCGCAGAGCAAACCAGAGTCACCGCCCTGCCGGTTGGCACTTTTTCAGAGATAGAGGATCGCGGCATTGATGAGATCACCTGCCGTGAATTCGACTATCAGCAGACGTTGCTGAATGGTGTTCCAGCACACCTGGCCATGCTCCGGGGACCAACCGGTGCAGTGCAGGCGTGCAAGATCCGAAAGCTGCCAAAGCAATTCTCCACCAGAGGAGACATGAAAAAGGTGCAGCTCTTTGGGCAGCACCTTGGCAGTGGCGAGACGTTGGTGATCACTGAAGGAGAGATTGATGCGATGGCCGTGAAGATGGCCATGAGAATGCTTAAGTCAGTGATACCGGTAAGCATTGTGACCGGTGCTCAGTCATGTGAAGGCAACCTCAAAAATAATCTGGAATACATACTCAGCTTTAAAAAGGTCGTCATCTTTTTTGATAACGATGAGCCAGGACAAAAAGCATCACTCAAAGCAGCTGAAGTTATTGGTGGTCGGGTCGCTATCGTCACCGGCTTTGCATATAAGGATGCAGGAGAAGCATGGAAGGCAGGCAACGGCGATGCAATTAGAGATGCAATAAGACGTGCAACACCGCACCGCCCGGAAGGGATTGTGCAGGCTGACAATCTGATGGATGAGGTGATGAATCCTGATCACAGCAGAGGGTTAGATCTGCGCTGGTCTGGGTGGAACAATGCAACCAAAGGACTGCGTGCCGGTGAGGTCTGGTTATTAGCTGGTGGCACTGGTATCGGTAAATCTTTATTCACCCGCAGCATGGCGTTGCATTTATGTAAGAACGGAACAAAGGTTGCTTATATCGGACTGGAAGAGAAAGCCTCAACCACACTGGAGCGGATGCTGTCAGAAGAATGTGGTGTACCCATTCATCTCATGGGCAGAGAGCAACGCATTGAGCATGAAGAGATGATCAGAAATGCAAGCAAGAGATTTGCACCCAACTTATTATTGTTGGACAAGTTCGGCAGCGACGATCTGACCGCGTTCAAAAACAAGGTCAGGTTTTATGTTGACAATGAACAATGCAAAGTTGTTTTCCTTGATCACTTCTCCCTCTTGGCTGATGGTATTGCTCTCAATGTTGATCAGCGCAGGGCTATTGATAAGACGATTAAAGAACTCAAGGAACTTGCGATGGAGAAACAATTTACCTTTATCATCGTGTCCCATTTATCGAGACCTTCACTTGGACCCGCCCATGAGGAAGGTGGATCAGCAAGCGGACCACAGCTGAATGAACTTAGAGGATCACATTCATTGGCTCAAATACCGGACTACATATTGATGCTTCAACGCTCACCTTTAAGCGACACTGAACCCAACACCACAAAGGTATGGCTGAAAAAGAACAGGATGTCAGGCATCGTCGGCCTGATCAGCAAGCTCAAATTCGATCCGAGGACATGCCAATTCGACGAGGAATTTGCGATAACTCCCACTACCTAGTTGTGCTTGAGAACATCCTGCAACGTGCTGTTGAAATGTGTTCCAGTAACGAGCACGTCCCCAATGGTAGAGGGCGGGATGCAGATCTAGCTCGTGCTACATGGATTGGCTATTGGAACGGTCAACGCCAAGCATTTGAACATGTCCTTGAAATCACCAAACAATTCAAAACTGAACTATGAAATCACTACTGATTGATGCTGACTACCTGCTGTTCAGAACGATGGCAGCCTGTGAGGTCGAGGCTGAGCTGGGCGATGAGATCTGGGTGAGGTGGGCAGACCTTGGCCAAGTGCGCGAAGCCTTCTGGGAAACAATTGAGGACATGAGAAAGGAATGGCCTGACGATGAATTTGTTGAGTTTGTCTTGTGTTGGACCGGACCATCAGCGTTCAGAAAACGACTGGACCCTGCCTATAAGGCCAACAGAAGAGGGACAGTGAAGCCGATTGGCTGGAAGCGAATCAAGGCTGAGCTGCTGGAAGAGAGCAACAGCTGGCTGCATGACGAAATCGAGGCTGATGATTGGTTGGGAATCATGCCGAGCTTCTTCTCTGATTATGTGGTGGTGAGTGGCGATAAGGATCTGGATCAGGTGCCAGGTGCTCACTACTGGCCATGGAAAGAAGAGAAGCACTGGACCGTCACACCAGAGGATGCGCTGCGTCGTTTCTATGAACAGGTTCTAAGTGGCGACACTGTAGATAACATCCCCGGCTGTCCTGGTATAGGCGAAGTGAACGCAAAGCGCATCGTCGATAAGTTCAACCTGCATGACGAGACTGATTGCTGGCAGCAGATCGTCAGCAAGTATGGCGAGCAGATGCGCAAGAAGCGTGACTGGCGCAGCCCGCTTGACATAGCGACAATTCAGGCTCGACTTGTAAGAATCTTGCAGCCGGGTGAATATGACACAACCAACCGCACAGTGAATCTATGGACACCTCCAACCCTGAAGCTCTCAAGCGTGCAATCGGAGCAAGGCTGACACCTGAGATGATGGAAGCGCTCGACACCTTTTTCCCTGAGCGCTCACCGGAATTAACTGACTCTATAGATCAGATTCGGTACGCTTCGGGGCAAAGGTCTGTCATCCGATTCTTACGAGGTTTACGCAATGGCCAAGAAGAAGGCGTCGGCTAGAAGGAGACAACAAGCCCTTAAGAACGCAAGAAGGGATGGACGGGTAACAGGTGCTGAGGCCAAGAAGCTCAAGAATCTTGGTGTTTCTAAAAAGAAGATCACCAATACCCAAAGAGGAAAGGTCAAAGTTTCCAGCGCCGCCAGCAGGCAAACCAGCAAGCCAACCTCAGCATCAACAAGAACGCCGCAGACTCCAGCTAGATCTAACGCAAGACCAACACCCAGCAGGAGCAACCGTACTGGTGCTTCTACACCAAACTATGCCGGCAGCGGAAAGCAGAAGGACAGCGGTAATAAGTTCCTGTCTGGGAAGCAGGCCAACCAGCTGACCAAGCTGTTGAAAAATCCTGAGCTATTACCAGCAACAACAACAACTGACCCTGAGGGTAACGTTACAACCACGCCTGGTGATATTAACTTTGAGGCACTTTCAAACGAACGGCTAGTCAAGAGAGGACTGCGAGGACTTAGTAAGAGCGGCAAGAATATAAATGACTTTAATTCTCAAGGTGACATACAAAAGCTGCTTGCATATGCCAAGCCTCTTGCATCCAAGTCAAGTGACAATGGCTTAAGTCAATTTGGCGCAAGAGCCAGCGGAAAAATCTCAGACATAAGAGATGCACTAGGCATTGATCGACAGACTGCACTTGACATAAGAGATGCCTTTGCCAATAAGAAGATTGAAACAACCGATCCTCAATACGAAAGACTGCTTGGCCGAATTGAAAGAGGACTAGACAACGGCAAAGGAGAGTTTGCTGTACCTCAGCTAAACAGAACATTTGTTGGAGCCAATAGAGGTGACTTGGATGTTGTTAATACAAACCAATACAAGCGACAGCTAAAAAGACAAGACAGGCAAAACAGGCGAGGCTATCAAGATGTCAATAAATCTTTTGGCGATATAGACGTTGCTTCAATCCTAGAGAGGATGGGTATCACTGGTCCGCAGGACAGACCAGAGATCAATCAAGATCTAAAAGAAACCAATAATGAATATGGAGCTGACACGGCAGCAGTCAACCAAAGCTACCAAGATTTGATTGATAGTTTATCACTGCAAAACGATGAGCTAGGTAGCATCAACGATCAGTTTGCTGCCACTAATAACTATCTGACCAGCGAACTAAGCACTGCCAATGCAGCGGTGGAGGAAGCAAACCGCAGAGCAAACAATCTCAAGACTGCCTTTACGCCTGGGGCCAACCCCAACGCGATGTCAATCCTTGCAGGTGATTTCAGAAGGAGTCGCCGCAGACGTGAGGACAATGCTCTGAGTGATCTGACAGTTCTGACAGATCTCGGCACCAACAAAAACCAACTCTCCGGCCTACAGCTCGCTTAACCCATGGCATCCACTGACACCGCACAATCAAGGTACGACGATTTATCACTGGATCGGTCTATCTATCTGAGGCGAGCGATTGATTGCAGCAGCCTGACGATGCCTGCCCTGATTCCTGAATCAGATCAGAACTATGTGACAGGGACGGAAGCCTATAGCAGGCTGGATAGCTTGTATCAAGGAGCAGGTGCCCGTGGTGTCAGCTCACTGTCAGCAAAGTTGCTGCTGGCGTTGTACCCACCGTCACAACCATTCTTTCGGTTGGTGATTGATAAGGGACAGATGGATAAATATATTGAGCAGTCAGGGCAGGAGTCTGCTGATGTGATGTCCCAGCTGGACATTGCCCTGTCATCTGTTGAGCGTCAGATCCTTGGCAGGTTGGACAAGCTGCAGACCAGACCTGCATTGTT